ATACTCCTAGACTCTGTGCAAGGACGTGGTCCTGGCATGGCATTTTCACCTTACTGTAGTCTTCCAGAGTTGGAAGGGTGCATGGGTGTCTGGGAATTCATGGAGCAAATACACTCACGCTCCTACACTCACATCATAAAGAATGTGTATGCAAATCCATCTGAAGTATTCGATGCAGTACTAGAAGATGATAAGATTATGGCACGTGCAGAGTCCGTGACCAAAGCATACAATGACTTCATAGAATACGCTGGACAGTATGCTAGTGGTAACCTATGGGCTAAGGATGCCAGGTCATCACCAAGTCATAAGTGGACAATAAAAGATCTAAAGAGATCATTATACCGAGCAATTTTAAATGTTAACATCCTCGAAGGCATTCGTTTTTACGTGTCTTTCGCTTGCTCTTTTGCTTTCGGTGAGCTTAAGCTCATGGAAGGGAGTGCTAAAATCATATCCCTTATTGCAAGAGATGAGTCTCAACATCTTGCACTTACTCAAAAAATAATATACAAGTGGCGTAAGGGAGATGATCCTGTCATGGCAGAGATCCATGAAGAGGAGAAGGATAATGTTATTCAAATGTTTAGAGATGCAGTTGAAGAAGAGAAGGACTGGGCTAACTACCTATTCTCTGAAGGAAGTATGATTGGATTGAATGATCGATTACTGTCACAGTATGTTGAGTGGGTTGCTAATAGAAGAATGAAAGCAATAGGTATTAATCCTATCTACGATGTACCCGCCAAGAATAATCCGTTACCTTGGACAGAACACTGGCTAAATAGTAAAGGTCAGCAGAATGCTCCGCAGGAAACTGAGATTGAATCTTACATAGTGGGAGGGATTAAACAAGATGTCGAATCTAATACCTTTAGTGGATTTAAGCTCTAACCTCTGGCGAAAGGTTAGGGATAGATGGTTTGGAAAATTGAATGAGAAGAAGAACTCAGCAGGAGAAAGTGATTTCCTCGCTGAAAGACCAGAAAACTGGTATCAAGGACCACTTATCTTTCCTGCGTTCCCTGAAGAGGGAGTTGAAATGGAAACCTCACAACCTTATAGGGCAGAAAAGGTTGGATTCTATAATGAGGAATGGTCAGACTAATAAGAAATGTAACAAGTAATACATTTTTATTGCCTAAATAGTTAGGGTATGGTAACATACCTATACGTTCATCCCAAAAGGGACGCAAGTAAGCCGACACGGAACGGAATCGTTCATCCCATGTTTCACCTAGCAGTTATCGCAACCGCCTTCTCTTGTATCGAAGCTCAAACACTCATCGATAAGATGAATGAGTATAAGATAGAAGAAGAGGCACGAGCTGAGATGATCAGTGTAGTGATGGAATCGACAACTCATTGTGAGTGGGACGCAAATGCCGACTGAAGGAACGGGGTCTTATACACCCTACTTTCAGGAGAAAGCAAATGACAACAGTCACTTATCGTGGAGTCAAGTACGACTCTGAAGAGTACAACGCAAGGATTCTCGCAGAGAATGCACAGCGTCAGCGTCACGATCTAATGTATCGTGGTCTTAAAGTCAAGACAGGTGCAGTGCCCTGCTCTTAACAGTAACTAAATAGTGGGGAGTTCATTCTCCCCATTTTTTATGAAAAAATTTGAAGTAACATATCGTCTGCCTACTACTGGTACAAAGTACCATAAGACTATAGTAGAGGCAGACAATCAAGTGTTCGCCAACAAAATATTTGAGGCACAGATACCCAGTGCTACTCGCTGTGGAAACGCAAGAGAATTACATAACCAATGAAGATAGATACACAAGGGATGAGTGGTCCAGTTGATCCCAATTATAAAGGAAGACCACTAGAGGAACAGCAAAGGGAATTACCTAGAGCAATCATCACACCTCGTAGGTTGTTTACACCTGAGTATGTTAAGGAGTTAAAGATACTTCTTAATGAAGTGTTGGATGAGAGACAATACCAAAAGGAATTGTCACAAGCAGTTGACAACCCCACACCACCTGGTATATCATACTTTGATGTAGAGCATTTCAAACACTCTATTGATGACCCAGAACCTGAGTACCCATTAAGAGAATCTTAAATGACTAAGTACTTAAGTCTACCTACAGGACTCCTGCAATGGATTGGGAGTTAGAGCAACGTTGTATACGACTCGAAGACATGATCATTGTTTACGAACAAGAAATTAAAACATTAACACAAGAAAATGAACAGTTGAAGAAGAAGCTTAGCATTCTTCAAGAAAAACTATCTGTGATTGAATCCTATGACGAAGACGACGACGAAGCGTAAACGCATCGGTGTTATGTGCTCTGGCAAGGGCACCAACTTTGAAAACATAGTCACCTCATGTAACAGGCACGAAGTTGTGCTCATGATACATGATAAGAAAGAGTGTGGAGCAGCAAAGAGAGCAGAGAAATGGGGAATTCCACACGTAAGAGTAAAGCATACTAGAGAAGACGAGATGATCGCACTCTTCAAGTCATGGAGAGTAGACCTAATAGTCTTAGCGGGGTACATGAGAATACTAAAGAGACCTTTAGACTTTCATTGCCCCATTATTAATGTACATCCATCACTGCTACCAAAGTATAAAGGATTACACGCAGTTGAACAGGCCCTAGATAGTAATGATACTATCACAGGATGTACTGTACACTATGTGAATGAAGAGTTAGACGGTGGAGATATAATAGCTCAGAATAAAGTAGATATACTACCTGATGATACTGTTGACACACTAACCAGACGCATTCAACTACAAGAGTATGCACTGTTACCATATGTAATTGATAATTATGAAACCCCAATCAGCGAAAGCGAAAGGAAGACTCTTTCAGCAGTGGGTGCGAGACATGCTTATAGAGGAGAGGAATATTCATCCAGAGGACATCGAGAGCAGATCGATGGGGGCGGGTGGAGAAGACTTGATTATGGCTAGGGATGCTAGACAAAAGTTTCCTTTTAGTATAGAATGTAAGAACCAAGAGAAGTTAAACGTGTATGATGCATACGATCAGGCATGTGCTAACTCAGGAGACTATGAGCCTATCCTATTCATGAAAAAGAATAGGAAGAAGGCTCTTGTTGTAGTTGATGCAGAGTATTTCATAAAGAATTATGGCAGTCCATAGCATGTTTTCAGTCCCTGTGGTTCACTATCAGATAGCGAATTGGGACTTGAATAAAAAGAAAATATTAGATGCACTGCCACCTGAGACAGAAGAGCATGCTGATCCACAGGACAATGGTTTGTACACAGACTTCTTTGTCAATGCGTCACCAGAATCTACAGAGTTACCTGACTATGCTGAGACAGTAATCAGTGTCATCAAACCATACCTAGCTGACTTCTCTAGTGAGAGGAGGGTAGAGTTTACTGACATGTGGTACCAAAAGTATTACAAAGGGGTACAACATCAGGTGCACACTCATGGACACAGTGGGTGGTCCTGTGTAATGTATGTGGAGTTTGATCCAGAGAAACATGACTCTACTATGTTCTACTCACCATTTAAGAATCCTTGGAATGGAAACTTAGAGACTTTCCAAGCACCTATAGAGGAAGGTGACATGGTAATCTTCCCTGCAACTGTAATGCATGAAGCACCACAGAATAGATCAGATGTAAGAAGGACTATAGTATCATTTAATATCAGAGGACATGTAGATAACGTTAAGTATAAGTTGTGGGATGGTGATCCCATTAGGGTAGTGCGATGACAACCCTTGCACTATTTCCTACACCTGTAGAGACTATACCTAATGCTATTACAGACTTAGAAAGGTTCTACTTAGAGAAGAAGGTTAGAAGTTTAAAACATAATCATCATCAGTCTATTAAAGGTGACGGTTTTAGTACTCACAATCCCCATGAGACCTACCCTATCCTTAGTGATGATATAAAACTACGTTTACAGGGGATGTTAGATGAGTATAATATAAAGGTAGGTAACGTTCCTAGTAAGATAACTTATGTCTGGTCTAACATTCAGAATCAAGGCAGCATACTTAAGGAGCACTGTCATCCAAATTCTTTAGTCTCAGGTGCTCTCTATATAAATGTAGAGGATGGATCCAAGTTATATTTTCATAACCCTAACCCATACATATATTATTCTGCTAAGGAAAATGTTTCTCCATATAATATGGAGCATCAATGGTTACCTGTTGAGAATGGTACCTTACTATTGTTTCCAAGTTGGTTACGTCATGGTAAGGATGATGAGTATAATACAATACACGAGAGAATAGTTATTAGTTTTAATGCCTTATGAGTTTACCTGAAGAGATTACAATTTATAAGGATCAAGTCGCCACTAAAAGGACAGACTTTATCTGGGGTAGACATATAGATGATAAGATATGCGATGGACTCATAGAATTCTGGAACAATCAGAAGTTTCTACGTGTCCAAGAAGGACAGGTGTATGCACAGGGTGATGTCATGGTTGATAAAGACTATAAAGAGTCTCATGATATGATATTGCCACATCAGATAGCAATGCCACATGTACAGGAGTATATGGAGGCATTACAGCATGTATTATTTGATTATATAAAGGAGTTTCCTTTCTGTAATACATCTAGGTTTCAGATAGTAGAACCTTTGAGTATGCAATGGTATCCTAAAGGTGGTGGGTTTAAGGAGTGGCATACCGAGAGGTTGAATGCTCTACCAGGTACTGTCTATAGACACCTAGTCTTTATGACATACCTTAACGATGTCCCTGACGGTGGCACTGAGTTTTACCATCAAGACCTTTACATTCCAGCGAAGAAGGGTTATACTGTCATATGGCCTGCTGATTGGACTCATTTCCATAGGGGGAGGGTTAGTCACACGTCAGAAAAGCAGATCATAACTGGTTGGTTTGCCTATGTCTGAGGAGACCTACTACCAATACCTGTTACAACAGTACCGATTAGCTATGAAAGACCAAGGGGCAATCCCCAAAGAACCTCAAGATGAATTATGGAATAGAGCACTCGACATTATGCTTGAGTCTGTCCATAAACCTGATGATTCACTACGCTCTTGTGCTCACAACCAAAAGTGCTATAATGAACTGATGTGGATCAGAGACGACATCATCGACCACCTACACACACTACGGAGAAAGTAAATGACTTGCGGATTACATGGAAAATTAGATACTGCTATCACAGCAGTTAAAGAAGCACTTACTGCTGCGATAGAAGCAGATGTAAGTGAGAAAGAATTAGACAATTTAGTATGTGCATACAAAGGACTTAAGTCTGTTAGGAAAACAAATGTTACAACTGGTATATCATTTGTACCTGATACTACGTTAGGAGATGCACTCACATTTAATGATGATATCCAGATCGATACATCAGACTATGTTGGTGCTGCTAGTACAGTTGATACAGTGACCTTCGGTGGAGATTACGTTGCTGGACTGGGATCTGACGTGATAACCTTTGGTGATGACATCGATAAGGATATCTGATTGGGGGTAACCCCACCTTTAGGGGTTGACAGAAATTTAATCTTTGCTATATAATTATGTAACGTTACTTAACATAAGTTAACAACATGACACAATCAGTAGCAAGACGTAACACCGTTACTGAGTATGGTAAGCAAAACATCTTTGCTAACCAACCTCAGATGGAATACGTTGAAAATTACGAAGGTTACTGGAAGAATGCTGAGTTACTCAATGGTCGCCTAGCGATGATTGGTTTATTCGCAGCAATCCATAACTATGCCATCTTCGGATGGATCATACCAGGGATTGCCTAGTCGAGGCAGGTCTCTTTAAATTTCTACCCCTAATTAATCTAAGAAAATGACACCAGAAGCAGAAAAGTTTAACGGTTGGATGGCAATGATCGGTTTCGTAGCCGCAGTCGGAGCATATGTAACCACAGGTCAAATCATCCCAGGTATATTCTAATGGGAAAGCAAGGCACTTATGATCTCTTTTGGAGATCAAACGGAAGAGCAACTATGGTACTCTTCTGGGTTGGTGTAGCACTCTATACCAAATTCAAATACTTTGCTTAAAGTTTGTAAAGTATAAATACTTATTCAAATATTAAGAAACCGTAACAAATGAGCGACTTCGTAGCCGCATCAGACAGTATATCACCACTAGTAGCAGTCCTCTGGGTCTTTTATCCCATGGCTGCTTTAGTCTTAGTTGAACTTATTCTTCGTGCCATCAATGATGATGACGATGATCAAGATGGTGGTAAAGGTATCAGAATACCAGCACTACAAACCGTACCTTCAGGAGCTTAACATGCCTTTTATATTTTTCGCATGTGTATTAGGATACACAGCACTTAACGGATTACCATTTGTATTTTCATGATCTTCTTAGCAAAACCATCCGTGTATACTTTACCAGGTACATGGGAGAAGCAACCTTTAATTGAGCCTGGTCT